CTTCAAGCGCACTGCCAGACATCTCTATACCAGATACCGCCGTGGCTACACGCTGGGTAGCAATAGTCCGTTCAGAGGCTTTTCTTAAAGCAGCCTCTTCAGAAGTCTTTTTGCGCTGTAAAACAATCGCTTCATTTAGAGCCTTTTGTCTATTGAACTCACCAATGCCTTCAGCGGCTTTTGCCGCCGCTTGATTACCCTTGTATCCTAAAAACGCGCCAATCATTACAACACCATTGACATCCTATAATAGTTTGAGCCATCTGGCCCATACTTGGGCATCATGCCTTCGTCTTTGAACCCCAGCCATTTAGCAAATCTGATGGCCTCTGGGTCTAATTCATTGATACTTGCCTGTACTCTGTGCAAGTCATTGTTTGCTATTATACCGTCAAACATTGTTTTTGCATATCGTGCAACTGATGTTTGCCATCTACCAGCATGCTTTGACAGCATACAGAAACCTTCTCCAACGCCTTCCCACAACACATGTATGCCGCCTATGGCCACCACTGTGTCACCCTGCATGACAGTAAACGCATCAACTGTATCACCTGACTTGAACGCATCTTTGAATGACTTTGGTAAATCAAAGTTTGTTTCTATCCTAGCGACATGATCCGCGTTGAATTTAACTACCTCAAGCATCGAATGTGTTTGACCTTCTCATAATGGCTAAAATTGTCATAGGCAATGGTTGAGATTGTCTCACCACCACCCTAGCATCGTTCTCATAACCAGCCGGAAAACTAATTTCTTTGTCACCATTGAACAACGGCACAGCCTCATCCATAGCCATGCTGCTGTCACGGAATGGCAATCTATCTAGGTTGTCTGTATTCGGCCCCATCTCTGCGCCAACCGTGTTGAAAAATCTAACAGTTATACCATGTATTCGCTTGATCTTGCCTTGCGCTATGCCATCTTCTGCGCCAGCCTCTATGCGTAATGTTTCTACAGTTGATCTAAAGCCAAAGCCAACATGCACTTTTGATGCGCTTCTGTCTAAAGTTATTGAACCGCCTGACACTGTTTTGTCAGCATGTGTTGAACCATCTGCCAATACAGACACAACCTCGCCCTCAAGGTGGTTTAATCCTGTAATAGTGCTTGTTGCTGTGCTGTCATATGTAAGACCACTGTCTAAGAAAAAAGCATTTGTTACATCTGTTCCAAACTCAATGGGCTTTAGAAACTCTACATGACGGACTGTACTACCGTTGATTTCACGCCTTACAGATACATAAACCTGATCTTCAGCCCCAGACGGTATTGATGTGACGCTTTCAACGATAGCCGCTGCTTGATTAGTTGTTGTTAGCCTTGTTGTGTCAGAACTTTTAATACTCAACAAGCCACCGGGCGTGGGTGATGTTTCTTTTACGGTGACAACTGCCGCTGCTGGATTTGCCACGGTAAAATCAGTGTGAGCATTGATTGCAGTAAATATGTTGTCGGCAGTTGTGTCGTTGTTGGTGTTTGGCCTAAAGCCAAGTGATGATGACGGTGACGAACTGCCAACTGCCTCTGATGTAAATGTGACAGTTGTGCCATCGCTTTTTGTTAATACCAGTGTGGTTCCCACCGCTATGTTTGCAAAATCACTGACGGTTATAGTTGCATGTGCGCTTGTACCGCCAATCGTGTGATCGTGCCATCCTATAGCCGCGTTTGCTCTGTCGTATGTAAGACCTACCAACCGTCCATCACTATGAACAAACCACAAGATTAACTCTGGCTCTTGTTGCCATACCATATCTGTAAGGCCGCCACGCGGTATATGGTCAGCTAATATTGTCAAGTCGATGCCAAGCAAGCCATCTGTATCTAAATCAAAGGTAATCTCTTTGACCTTTTCCTGACCCTTTTGGATAAGGATTGTACTGTTCCCTGCCCTGACAGGACGCACATCTGATGAACCAAATGTTGTTTCGCGCAACACGTTCACGTTTGTCGGTGTTACTGGCGTAGATCCTGTGCCACCCGACAAGGTAAACTCTGAACTTGTGGTCAAAACCTGTAGGAAACGCGCTGGTAATAGATGCTTGATAACATTTACTCTATCAGAAGCAATCGTAAAGTTTACTGCTGAGTCATCGTTTGTGCCGGGTGTCATGTTTTCAAAATCAGCCGATACGGAGCCAAATATGGTCTGTGGCTGGCCTGTGGTTCCAGCGAAGTACAAACGCTGCTCATAGAACGCAACGGCCTTAGGGAAGCTCTGATCGCCGCCAAATGCACCTAGTGACCATTTTGTTGTTGGGTTGCCCGATCCGACCACACTAGCTGGCAAAACACCGTCTGCATTTTTAAATGTAGCAGTTACGTTTTGTGCGTCTGTAAAAGCTGTAATCTTTACAAATCCAGATCCGCTGTGCTGAAACTCCCACTCAAGACTGCCGTATGTCTCTGTGCCTGATAAATGCACTGGCGGTGTGCTTCCACTTGTCTCTGTTCCAGTGTCAGTTTTTTTGTAAACATTGTTACCAAATCTTACCAAATCGTTTTGAGCATAACTTGTGCTTGCGGCCCAAACGTCATGCTCAACCTCTATTACCTCTCTAAAACGAATCAAACGCCCTACGTCACTTGCTGTAAATAAATTTGCAGATGCAACTATAGTTACGCTCCCTGTGTTTGCAGAAGCGTAAAGGCTTGTAGTCGTTTCGTTCTCATCAAGATATGGGCCATCTGTAAAGTCAATATCAGCAAGCGTAAAGCTGGTTGCTGTGGTTCTTGTCAGCTTTGCTGGCTCGTGATCTTTGTGTGCCAAAAACAATACATCAGCAGATTGAGCATGATTGATTTCAAATATGTCTGTTACTGAGTATGTAGTTGTGACCTCAACTATCTTGCCAACAGTGCCGCCACTTGAAAAAGCCGTGAACGCACTACTGTTGATGCCGGATAACTCAAAGGTATTGGTTGTCTTGTTTGCAACCGTAAACTCTAAGTTGTTTACCTCTACCATACCGACAACAGACTTGATGAACACTCTGTCACCGTTGTTTAGCCCGTGTGACGCGGCTGTTACAACCGCTGGGTTTGCTTGAGTGATGCCAGTGATGTTTGTTGTGGCCTCTGTAAGTATGCCGCCATCCTTGTAAAACCTGATGTAGTTTGCACCAAACTCAAGCACATATGCCTGTTCGTCACTGACCTCAAAGTTTATCAATCTGACTTTGCCGCCATCTTTTGAACGTCCGGCAAAAAATGAACCCGGTCTGCGAGTTACACCGCCGGATGGAAACACAAGCATATTGTTTAGAGTTTGTACGGCCTCGTTGTATTTCTGTAGATCAATACGGCCTTCAAGTTTCGGCGAAATCTCACCAGTTCTGAAGTTGGTGATTATGGTGGAGACACGCGCCATGTTTTACAACCTAATGTTCGTGAAGTCGTCTGCCTGTGGTTGCTCTGGGAAACCTTCCATACTATCAACGCCCTTGGCTTCTTTGAGACGCGCTTCGTATATGGTAAGCATGTTCGATGCAACAGAGTTGCTACCTGTAATATTGTAGGCAATCTCAGCCGCTAGACGCGCTGATATGGCTTTGTTCAAAAGACTATCATATAGTTCAGTGTCAGTTACTCTTCCTATATATATGATGTTACAAGTATCCTCGTTTGATAACACCTTGCGGCCTTCTATCTTAAACATCACATTGCTGTCATACGCAGCCACATCGTTGTTCACGTTGCTGTTCCAGAAAGAAAGCACACGCAAACAAAATGGATCTGTAGGCAAACTAAACTGAAATGAGAAACCAAACGCTGGGGTGCTTGAGTCGGCTGGCAAGGCTTTTCTTGTGATTGCTATGTTCCAAGGATGAGAACGCAAAACAGCATCTCTGACATCATCAAAGTTGCCGTTACATAATCTGGCTTCTTTTGAGTTCTCAGTAAGCGCAGTTATGTTTGCTGCGCCTAGCAAGTCCAACGCTCTGTTGCACAAGTCAACCACTGATGCCATAGCAAACTCCTAAGTGGTGGTGGGGAGGTGTTTCGGATTGACCCCCCCTACCATAGAAGAGAAGGCGGCTTGCACCGCCCTCTCAATTTTTTAGTTTACGACATAGTGAATGACGAAAGACATATCTCCACCAGTACCACCAGCAGCCGCCATAGTAGCAGCTATGTAGTAGTATCCACCGGGATCTGAGCTATCGCCAGCCAGTTCGTACATTTGCTGTCCGCAAGTATTTATGTCTGCGGCCTCAAAGCGAACGTCTGCCATAGCACCAGCATCAGCTACCGCTGTGGCGAATACGTCCTCATCTTTGACCACTCCGGCTGTTGTATAAATGCCTACGTTGAAGGTACAAGAACCACCAAGCGTATCAGAACCTATAAACAGTGCGGCAACAGATGCGTTACTGGGGATAGGTGCAAGCATTACAACATCATCATTGTCACTGTCACCAGTTCCCAATGCGATTGTACCAGATGCAACTCGTAACACACCATGAAGGTTGTGAGACTCGTTGGCAACTTGCGGAGTAGCTTCAAAGTTTGCTACTAAATCTGAATTTTTAGTACCCATAACTTACCACTCCTTTAAGCTGATTCGTCACAGTCAATCTGGACAACTTTTTCTTCTTCCATGCGAGTGGAACCAATGCTCATGCAATAGTAGACTTGCGTTGCGTAACCTTTGTCGGAACGCTCATCTATTCTTGCCATCACATCTTTACCAATCGCCAGAGCAAGACCATCCTCTGCCCATGCAAAACATGAACGGATGTTGCCAGCTTTTGACAGACGGTTTGATACAATAAAGGTAAAGCCCATAAATTGATTGACCTCACCTTGTACGAGAGCCTTTACAGTATTGAAATCACTGGATGTTACGCTTGTATCACCCAACAATGCTTCAATCTGATCTGGGCCTACAGCTACATACCGTGGGATTGACGGATCAACTGAAGCCAAGTCTAAGGTCTTTTTAGCAGTCCTTAGTTTTGCAACTGTCAAATCCGCACCACCGTTGGCAATTTGCTGACCAGCAGGAAGCGCAGTAGATGTGCTGCCTGTCTCACCAGTAAATGCTGTACCCAGTGCTGCTGAGATGATCTCATCATCCATCGCACGGCCCAATGCAAAAGCAGCAGCTTGTGCGTAGGCAGAGGTTGGATCAATGAGCATACGAACCTTGTCTTGCTCGTCAATCAAATCAGCATATTCATAGTCAACAAGTGACACCCGGCGTCTTGCATGGGGTGTGTCGATCTGTGGAGTGTCGGCGTGGCGCGTTGTACGCTTTTGCGCTGTAGCCTTGCCCACTTGATCAAAGAAGGCGTTTTTGCCCTGCATACTCTCTACACGAACAGCATCACGCAAGAGCGAACCCTTTTGCTGTGATAACATCTGCACGTTAGCAGAATATTGCTGGACAAATGCCGTGGTTACATCAATAGACATCTCTGTCTCCTTTTACCAAAATGACATTTGATTTGCAGATTGCTACCCGACAGCGCGGACACTCCTAGAATTTTTGGCCTTCTTGTGGCCTTCGTCTTTCCGATTGTCAGCAGGACGAGTATCCTCGCTACCCTGCATCACCCACTCGTAGTATTTATCTGCGAGTAGATGAGGCTGTATCATATCACGACTTGTACCATTTTCAACAGCTAGTCGCAAACATTCCAGCCTAATCTCTTTTGTTGTCAAACCGTCAACCATGTAAGACTTCCATTAACTCTGCTACTCTACTTACCGCACGGTCACGCGCAACAGGATCTTTTCCAGTATAATCTGGGCCTTTCATTATTGCATCAACCTCTGCCTGTGCAGTTTGTTTTGTCATGTGATTGACCTGTGACTTTTCTGCAACAGTATCTTCACTTGTTACAGATTGCTTGAAACCAGCAAACTTTGCAAATGCTTTAATAAACTCAGGGTGATCGCCCAAGTTTGTGCCATCTTCAAGAACAATCCTTGTGATAGCCTGAGTGTCAGACAACTCTTCTGCAAGGCTCATAGCCAACTCAACATTCTTGTCATAGTTAGATCCCCACTCTGCTTTGAGTTGGTTGCTGGCATCTATCTGTGATTGATGTCTTTTGTCCGCATCTGCTTTGACAGTTCCTTCAACGCGGTCTTTATAATAATTCAAAACACCTTCTACTTGTGATGGTGTAAGCCTTTGAGAATGAGCCATCTCTGCAAAATCTTGTGCCACGTCTTCTGTGATGATGTTGCCATCTACAGCTATCTCATAGCCTGATGCAGCCTCTGGCCTTCCCAACCTGTTAGCAATCCTGTCAAGATCCTCGTCTGTTGGATTTGCTGGTAGTGGCAGTTTGTCAGCCCCAATCAACTTCTGGCTGTTGACATATGACCGGGCTAAATTTTGTACGTCTTTGATAGGTGAAAGACTTGGATGCTCTCGCAAGTCTTCTGGTATCATGTTCAAAAACTCGTTACCAGACCCGCCTGATGCTGCCTCTGCTGGCGTTTCAATCGCTGGAGCAGGGGTTGCCTCTGGCTGGGCTACCTGTTCGGCGTTTTCTAATGACATTATGACTCCTCTCTCATCATGTTGTAGATATGAAGAATTACGGCTCTCTT